AGCTTCCGCCTTCTATCTAAGGTTATGCCCGACCTGAAAGCGATCGAACACAGCGGAGAGGTTTCGACGCCGAACCGCCTGATCATTGAGCGGACAGAGCGGTCCATCGGGAAGCTACCGGAGACCGAGAAAGACCAGCCGACTGCCCACTGATGGCTGACGTTCACTACTCGTACGACGACGTCCCGACGGTCGAGGACTTCGCCAACTGCGAGAAGTTCATCCGGGGCCTGATGGGCCCGTTCGGGTCAGGCAAGTCATCGGGGTGCGTGATCCAGCTCGTGGAGCTCGCCGAGAAGCAGAGAAAGCTCGACGGCAAGAGGCGCTCCAGGTTTGCGGTGATTCGGAACACCTACCGGCAGCTAGAGGACACGACCATGCGGACGGTGTTCGATTGGCTTCCCCCCGACAAGTTCGGCAAGAGGTACGTGGCCGACCACCGGTACGTCATCGATCGGCTGGACCCGGAGCTCGAGATAGAGCTGATCTTCAGGGCGCTGGATCGGGTCGAGCATGTGTCGAACCTTCTCTCCCTGGAGCTGACAGGGGCCTGGGTGAACGAGGCCAGGGAGGTTCCCCTGGCGGTGATCAACGCGCTCAAGGGACGCGTTGGCAGGTTCCCGGCGGTGAAGGACGGCGGCTGCGTACAGCCGTGCATCTTCATGGACACGAACCCGCCTGACGACGAGTCATGGTGGTATGACATGTTCGAGGAGAATCCGACCGACGGCGTCCAGGTGTTCAAGCAGCCATCGGGGCGCGGCCAGGACGCGGAGAACACGAAGTACCTGCCGGAGAGCTACTACGAGAACCTGATGGAGGGGTCAGACCCGGACTTCATCCAGGTGTACGTCGACGGGCAGTACGGTTACGTCCGAGAGGGCAAGCCGATATACCCGGAGTACGTTGACGAAATTCACTGCCAGGACTTTCATGTGAAGGTCAGGCCTGGCGACACAATCTACCGGGGCTGGGACTTTGGGCTGACACCCTCGTGCGTGTTTTCCAGGTTAACGCCCAATGGGCGCTGGGAGGTTATTGATGAGCTCGTCTCCGAGGACCTGGACATAGATGTGTTCTCCGACCAGGTGCTACTGCACTGCTCGCAGCACTACAAGGGGGCCAAGTTTGAGGACGACGGTGACCCGGCTGGCGAGACGCGGAGCGAGACGGACTCCAAGACCTGCTTCGAGATACTCCGAGGCAAGGGGGTCATGGTGCAAGGCCAGGGGCAGAACCTGACGGTTCGCCTCGGGTCGGTTAGGAAGCCCTTGAACACGCTCCTTGCCGGCAAGCCACAGTTCGTGATTCACCCGAGGTGCAAGGTGTTGCGGAAGGGGTTCCGGGGCCGGTACCAGTACAAGAAGATGAAGATCGCTGGCGCCCAGGAGAGGTTCCACGATAAACCCGACAAGAACGAATACTCGCATCCGCACGACGCGCTGCAATACACCGCGGTGCGCCTGTTTGGGGATGCGCTCAAGTCAAGGACCAGTAAACGTCAAGCCGTTAGGCTCAGGAGGGCCGGCGGTTCTGTAGCGTGAGGTAAGCATGGACGAAGGATACGAGACAACTGACTTAGACCCTGGTGAGGCCAGGTACCAGGACCTGATCCAGGCGATCGACTCTGCCGAGTCGTCATCGTACGGTTCGGAGGTCGACAGTGAGCTCGCGCGGGAGCGGGCGCTGTCAATAGACGCGTACCTGGGCCGGAACCTCGAGCCGGATGAGGAGGGCCTGAGCCAGGTCGTTGACCGCTCGGTCTTTGAGACCGTGCAGTGGATGCTGCCGAGCTTCACCCGCATATTCTGCTCCGGGGATAATATTGTCGAATTCTCGCCACTGAACGAGGACGACGAGCAGGGTGCGAGCCAGGAGTCCGACTATCTCAATTACCTCGTGACGCAAAAGAATAACTGGTTTGAGCTGGTCATGACCTGGTGTCAGGACGCCCTGCTGACCAAGAATTCCTACATGCTCTGCCAGATGGAAGAGAAGCACCAGGTGGAGTCGGAGCAGTACAAGGGGCAGTCCCTTGAGGGCGTTATGAAGATTCAGGAGGGCGATGGCGTTGAGATCATCGGCCAGGACCAGTACCCGGACCCGTCGGGGCAGATGGAGCCTGTGGTGGACCCGATGACAGGTCAGCCGGCGATAGACCCAATGACCGGGCAGCCGGCTATGCAGCCCAGGATGCTTTACGACATCCTGATCAAGCGCACGAAGCCAACCAAGAACCTGAAGTTCCGCGTCCTAGCACCCGAACGGTGCAAGGTCAGCGAGAAGACCGAGTCCTTCCGCCTGGATGACTGCAGCTACTTTGAGTTTTACGATTTCGTGTCGATCTCCGACCTCAGGTGCATGGGCTTTGATGTTCCTGACGACATCCCCTCCGACGGGCGCGACCCGGACGACGAGGAGGAGGACGCCAGGGATCAGTTCCATGACATAGACACGGACGACGACGCGGCGTACGACCCGGCCATGCGGCGGGTTCGGTGCCGGTACATCTGGATCAAGTTCGACTTTGACCAGGACGGTTACAGCGAGATGCAGTACTGCGTCGTTGTCGGCTCGCAGGTTCTGTTCCGTGAGGAGTGTACCCGTATCCCGGTTTCCTGCATCGTGCCCAGCATCATGCCGCACCGTCACATGGGTCTTTCAATCGCGGACATGGTGTTTGACATTCAGAGAATCCGCACTGCGATCCTCCGACAGGGGCTTAACAACCTGTACCTGTCAAACAATCAGCGCCACGTAATCAGTGACCGCGTTGACCTGGATAGCATGATGACGAGCGCACCTGGCGGGCTGGTTCAACTGGACCCAGGCGCACTGCCATCGGAGGGTCACGTACAGGCCCTTGAGACGCCGTTCGTGTTCCCTCAGGCGATGCAGGGCCTGGAGCTGATGGACCAGATACGCGAGACCCGGACCGGCATGAACCGCCTGTTTCAGGGTGTCGACGAGAACGTCGTCAGCGAAACCGCCAGCGGTGTCGCCCAGCTCTCGAGCATGGCCGCCCAGCGTATTGAGCAGATCGCCAGGATATTCGCGTCGGGCTTTGAGTACATATTCAGCGTTGCCCATGAGCTGATCCTGAAGCACGGCATGCAGGCCGAGAAGGTCAAGCTGAGAGGTGAGTGGGTCGACATTGATCCGAGCACCTGGAGGCACGGGCGCGACCTGAGGATTGTCGCCCCGGTGGGCGCCGGCAACAAGGACGCCCAGGTTGCCAGGATCATGCAGATTCTGAAGGTGCAGGAGGCGACAGCAGCCGCTGGGGGCAGGACGGTTCAGGAGGACAACATCTACGCCGCTCAAATGGAGCTGGCGAAGCAGATGGACTACATCTCGCCGGACAAGTTCTTCACGGACCCGGCGGTGCTTGGTCCGCCGCCTGACGTTCCGACGGAGGTAGAGATTGCCGCGGAGACGGAGCGGTACAAGGTGGACACGGACGAGCGCATCAAGCAGGCCGACCTGATACAGAAGGACATCGAAAGCTCCAGGGAGGCGCAGATCGCTGTGTACCGGTCCAACCTCGAGGCTGAGGTCAGGCTGTTGATTGAAGAGGGCAAGCGGAATGGCACCATCGACGTCGAGCGGCTACGGTCAATCTCGAAGATGGCCCCGATCCCGGTCGGCGAGTCGAACATCGGCGTCGGCCAGGCGTTCGGTAGGACGCAACAGTCCGTCACTGACCTGGGCGAGATAGTTGGCGAGGCCCTGGACGGATTCCGTGAGGCTATTGACGCGCTGAAGGAGGCGCAGTCGGCACCGAAGCGGATCGTCAAAGACCGAGAGGGCAAGCCGATCGGCGTTGAGACAATACAGTAGGTCACTCAGAAACCGAGGGTGGTCACGTAGTGACCGTCAAAGGGTCACTCACTAACCCTCAAAGGGTCACTCAGTGACCACAGAACCCAAAGGAAACATCAAGAACCATCATAGAACCCAAAGGTGGAGAGCGAGACCTAAATAGGGAGCGAATAAATGGGCACCGAAAGTTACAAGCCAGACACCGC